AGCCACTGGAGGATTGATTAGTCCTTTTGCTCCATCACAAAACCCTCAGCAATGAACGAGCAACAGAAAGCCTTTTACGAGGATGCGGTATACCCAGAAACATGGGATTTACCAACGCCGCTTTTGGTCGATGTAGTTATCCTTGATCAACTGCCCCGTGTCTCCCAAGTCCTTGAGAAGACGCTGCCAGCTTCTCTCCATGTAGAAGATTCCACGGCACTGCTCAATGACCTGCTGTGCGCTCTTGATTTTGCCGCTCTCCTCAAGGTGCTTGGCTGTTGCCATGATGTTCACAAGCGGAACTGAAAGCTGCTTGCACCCGTCCTCTGCGGCAGAGTGCGCCAATGCAACGTCAGCGTCATCTGTGCATGTTCCATTCTTGTACCACTCGGCAATTACTCCAACTGGCTCTGCACCGTATCGCTCGCATTCAACAGCCCTGAGTGCCCCTAGCGAACCCGCGCCAATGACCCTGCATCCTTGATGGATTGCGTGCAGGATTTCCTTGTGCCAAGGGGCTAGGTTCTGCGTGAAGAAGCCGTCGATAAGGACGATGGTTTTCTCTCCTTCGTGAACAGCTCTAGCGATGTCTCCCTGCTGCGCTGGCGCAAACACGTCCAGTCCGTCCAGATTCATTCCATGCCCAGTTGGGCCAATAAACACTCTCATGCAATCCCCCTTTCTCCAATGCGTCCACCTTTGTGGTAATAGCCTTCGGCTGTTGGTATTGTAACGCGCACAACGCTGCACGGATACGGGTGCTTAAACACCTTTACAAGCGGCTCTGGCATCTTTGCTTTGTGCAACTTGTGCAAGAGAACAGCAATGTCTGCTGTGAACGAATCCGCGCTGCAATCCTCGTGCTTGTTGGCATCTATCGTGTCGAACTCGTAAAACGTCTTGATTGCAGAAGCCGCATCAATCGTTCGTGATTTAGTGAACTTTTCGTGCGAGATGTCGTCCCTGCTGCCGGAAAGATAAACAACCCTGCTTTGCACAGCTTCGCAAAGTGCTCTTGTTTGAGCCACATGAGGGTTAAGGTGCGACGAGTAGCCTTTGTGAACCCCTGTTCCTCCCTCGATATCAAACGTGTAGCCGATGTACGTTGGCACATCAATGTCCTGAGTGACATCCAAGAGAACTGGCATGATGCCGTTTGTTCTGAGCTTTTCGACTAGCGACCCAACAACCTCATCCTTGATGGTGTCCAAGTCCACTCGGTGTGCATGAATGTTTTTTGTGAATGACGTTGAAACTTGGTCGCGTTCGGTAACTTCGTAGATGCCGCCTGCGATTGCCTCGTTCAGCGTGTTGCCGCTGGAGAGTCCGTTCGTTGTTGAGCCGAAGCTAGTCTTGAAGATTGGGAACAAAGGCTGAGATTGCTCCAAGCGCACGGACACTGCGGGAACTATCTTTCGCTGCTTTGAGCGAAGGCCAAACATGTCTGTCCACTCAATCGGTATGTCTGGGTGATAGAAGCCTCCCTTGACCATCTGCACTCGCGTCTCGGTGTCCTTGAGGTTTCGGCCCTTATCGAAGAACGAGTTGATTGGGAAACTCTCAGCAACGTGCCTCTCAAATGACTCCATCATTGCGGAGCATAGCGCAGCCTCGGTTGTGAATCCTTTTCCCGAATCAACGCAAACAGATTTGCTGTCTGGTCGTATGCTTTGAGCCACAGGAATCCCTGTGCGATCAAGTCCCGTTATCTCTGCAAGACGAGTTATGCCAGCAGCTTTTAGCCACGGCTTCATCCTCTCTAGTGTCTGTCTGTGGGTGCAAGCTCTCTGAGCACCATCTAGCTTTGTTTTAACATCCATGCGGAAGAAAGCCCTGTTAGGGCTATGCGTCCAATGAACCGCATGACGCTAGAGTTGGCAATCGTTTCAGCAAGCTGCTCGCCATTTTTGCAGTACCACCGGATGAACTTGTCGGATGCGTTGCGAATCATGCTGTTTCTGAACTTGACCCACTTGTCGCTCAAGCTGCCAAAGCATGCTCTAGCAATCCAGCAGAACGCCACGGCGGCAACAACCGCTCCGCCAATTGACCCAGCCATGCTCATCATGCCTGCATTCTGCCCAGCCTTGGCTTGAGCGTTCGCTGATGCAAGCCCTGTTTGAGCGTTGTAAGCTCCGTAAATCGCACCCATGCCGACTTGGCTTTCTGGATTGAATAGCGCAGGGCCGGACATCTGCTGCGACATCAACGCTTGACCTAGCGAGTTGCCTGCAAAGTTTGCTGCGTACATTGGCTGTTGATAGAACGACGCCATCGCTGGAGCCGCTGCCTGTTGCAGTGCCCCTGCAATACCAGCAGACATCTGCATTCTGCCAGCCTGCAATTGGTCTTCCTCCAGCTTGCGTTGACGCTGGAACTGGTAGCGGTTGAGGATCTCGCTTAAAGCAGATTGGTCGCCAAGGGCTGTTCCTCGTGCGGCATATGCTGCGCGTGTTGATTGCTGGATTGCGCGTTCTTCTTCTGGGTTTAGCCCGTACTCTGGCCTGCGACCTTGCAACTCCTCTGCATAGCTGCGAAGCCCTTTGGTAAGCGGAGTGATTCCAGCGGCATCTTGAAAGGCTTGAATGTAGCTTGGCGCACGCTCTTGCAGAGCCTGTGTCTCTGCCAGTTGTTGACTGTATACGATTTGTTGGCACACCAAATTCAAACATTGGGCCAAGGTAATTATTTTCGTATTCCTTGCGCAATCCTATTAATACTTTGGTCTTATTGTCCTTATCCTTTCCAGTAATAAAGCCGATGGATGCCGCCAAGTCTCCGCCTTCTTTTGGCGCCAAATTCTTTGCACTCTGAATTATAGGTAATGCCTGAGCTTTGAGCATGCGCTGAAATTCGGGGTTGTCGATTTCGACCCCCATTGCTTTTAAGGCGTCTATAACCTCGGCAATATTTTCAACGCTTTTGCTCATTCTGTTAATTCAGTTTGCAACTTCAAATATAAATTCCTTGCTAGGTTTGCAATGTTAACAATGTTATGATTCAAGCCAGCGTCGACGATTCTATGCTTCACGCTTACCGCTGAATTATAGCGGATTGTGTAGTAAACAATTTGCTTATGCTCTCTGCGGTCCGCATTCACTTGCTCGCTTCCGCTTTCCTGTTCTACGCGCTGAGCCCAAGCCGTTGCGTAGGTCGTCCACGTCTGCAATTTTTCGCCTGTATTCGCGTCGATGGTTTCCGCATAACTCTGCAGGCTTACCAATACGTCCATAGATCCCGACTGCATTATAGTATAATTTGGATTTTGTAAGGATCTAAAAGATACTCAAAGCCTAAAGATATTTTGCTTTGGATGGTTCCCACTACTATCGCGTTCCTGTTATCATAGTATTGGCCTACCAAAAGCAAAGCAGCATGTTTAATCGCCATTGGAAAAATAGTATCTGGGTCAACGCTTGCCGTTCCAACTGGATTAAATCCCTCGCTTACTTCGATAATGTACTTAATTGTATCGTCAGTAATTGAGTCGGGCGCGGTATTGATAAAGATATTTCGTGAGTAGTTGCCCATTGGGTCAGGTGCAACTATCCAATCGCTGCCAGCAAAAGCCGTTACCGCTTGGCTAGAGTTTACATAGCTCACAGAGTTCACAGCCAACACGCGGCTATTTACGCGCAGATAATTACCACTAGGTATATTGAGACCGTTAACGGGATTGATTAGCGCAGGCGAGCCCGTAAAGCTATCAAAGCCATATTTAGCCGTTCCCTTCTTTATAGAGTATCCCAAATAATTGCTACAGGCGTCAACGGCCATACTGATTAAACCCGAAATATAACTGTCGTCATCGGAAGCAGTAACGCGCAAATGCTGCTTAGCATCCGCTAAACTTAAGTAGTCTGTGGCTACATTTGCAAAGGCTGTGTATCTTCTTGATTTAAACATTATTCGGCGTCTAATTCGGTCTCTGGGTTAGTCGGTTTCTTTTTGGTCTTAGGTGCAGCTACAACTTCAACAGCCCCCGCCTCAAGTAATAACTCGGCTTGCTTTGTTTCAATGTCTACCACTTCGCCCAAGTTATAACTCAGGTTAAATTGGCCTGTTGGATTAATTAAAAATTTTACTAACATTTGGCCCGTGGGGG